CATGACACAAGATCACCGCCAGACCATGTACAAGCATCCCATAGCCTATCCCAGTTTGGCTCTCTCATAATCCATGTCTGCTTGTAGCCCCCCTCACGGGGAAAGGCCTTATCATCCAGGAACCCAATCGTCTTATCACGATCATTATATAAAATCCATAAAAGAGGATTATCCTGAGTGTAACGCTCCATCGCAATCATAGCAGCCTTGGATTGTTGTAGATCGGGTCTCTGAGCACCAAACCCTTCGAGTGCCTTCTTCTTACTGTAGACACGAGGGAAGTCTAGAGATGAACAGCGTTCTTGCCACTCCATCGTTGCATCAAGCATCATACGTTGTCTAAGAGGTTCAGGAGATATACGAAAAAGAGGGTCCTTCAGCCACATCCAGGCAGCTAGTGGGTGTCTAGGAGAAATAGAATGGGTCATGAGGTTCCACTTGGGCGCCTGGTCCTGAGCATCAGCCACAGAATTCTGCGACTTCTTATTATTTCTTCTACCGACTTGAAATGTTCCATCCGAATGTGTTTCACAGATTTGGATGAGAGATTGAGGTACTAAGTCAGTCATATTATATATAATACGAGTTAAGGCTTTAGCCTAGCAATAAGCTACTGAGAAGACATTGTGCCAATTATCTTGCTACGCTCTTCAAGATCTTTCGCATTAGACTTACAGAAATTTAGAAACTTCCATAGTGCCTCAAAAACAGGGGCCGGAAGAGAAGCAACATCAAAAAAAATACCATTAGAATTCTCGCTAAAGACGCCATTCTCGCGTCTCAAAATACGATAGAGTTCTTCGAGTTCAGGTCTAGATAGTAAACTCATTTCCTTACAGAACTCTTTACGTTGTTCGTAATCGTCCATTCTACTCTTCGGTTGCCTCTTCTCCCTCGTCTTCCTCCGCACCTTCATCACCAGATACATTTGCGTCCTCCTCTTCAGGCATTTCTATAAGCTCATTCTTAGGAACATCTGAATTCACTGATTTTACAGGAGCAACATTAACACGAGTAGGCATTCCAGACATTCCACGGTAAATCCCGACACTGACGATGAATGGGTCTCTTAGCTGAAAGCGAGACTTCTGGATTTCCACCTTAATGCGGTCACCGACCTTGAGCGCATCGAACTCCTCGTCACCCAAGTGCAGGTCTCTGGGAACCATCAAACGAATGGCATTTTCGTAGACTGCGTAGACACCCATCTTATTGGACTTCAGTACCTCCACCTCAACCATGGTGCCCTCAGGAGGATTAAGAACATGACCCTTGGCTTTCACTAGAAATGCCCAATCACCGGAGAAACGGCCTGCGTCAACCATACCCGTGGATCTCGTCAGGATTTCGAGTGTTCCAGGCATAACGTAGCCGTGAGGAGAGCACCGTTGCTCAAGACGTTCCTTGAGCTTTAGTACCAAAATGTCATCAACTGATTCAATGTCATTACGAAGATCTTTGGGAGTGAGGTATACTTTTTCTTGAAAGAATGCTTCAGTCTCCATTGTGCCTAATCTATAGTAGGTTCAGATAGTCAATTTTATACGCTACAGCTATTATAAAAATCATCATGTGAATAAATGTAAAATGCACGATTACAATGTATTTCTCACAACCTTTGTATTCTCAATTGACTTATTTATAAAGTAATTTAGAGGCATATTCTCTTTTGAAATTTCTTCTTCAGTCTTATTTTCAAATTCTTTATACACACTATTAACTAAGACAACTAATGGCTGATATTCTCTTATTATATTTTTATAGTTTTCATATGGTTTATTAATATATTCTTTAACACAATTATCCCAGTTTACTGGATAAATTGTGTCTAATCCGTTAAAAATTGTATAATTAGAATAGTAATCTGGCCTTTTAGATTGTATATTCGTAAGAAAAGTATTACCAATTTCAGTCCACGATATCTTTCCTTTTTTAACATCAAGAATTGATTTGATTTCATCTCTCCACTTTCGCATTAATAAGGTATCTGGTTTACTTCCAAAAATACCATTAAATATCATGATGTTATTCTGTGTGCTAAAAAATCCATCTTTTTTTTCAATAATATCAAATAGTGAATCTAGACTATCTAGAACAAGGGTATCACTATCTAACCATATACCACCATATTTACATATAACATTTACTCTGACATAATCAGCTTGATGTGCAGGAAGTAGAGTATCAAAATATTCTGGTATATCAGAAACATATTCTTTTAAATTTGTTCTATTTATCAATTTAACAGTATACCCTTTTCCATTTGTCGAATGTAAATATATTAGATTTCTTAATATTTTTATCAGTTTATATTCTTTACCAACCCAATATAAAAATATATTTCGTTCCATCCTACTTACTTCTTAGATTTATGTCCAGAATAAAAGGATGACAAGGGTCTATAGAAATATCTTAAGTTCCCATATTTCTCTCTGCGAACATCCATCCATCGTAGAACAACTTCCATTAATGCACAGAAAGAATGAGATCCTGTTAACTTCCTCGGACCTGATGCCAACAATTCCTCCGTTAATTCGAAGCGGTTTCCCTCGTGAAATTTGGCCAATATATCTCCCAATTGAACTAATTTCATTCGATGTCCTTTCACGTTACTAACGATAGAACAGGCCGCTCCAGACCCTGGAGGCTTTCCTTCTGCATTTTTAGCATCATTTGTTTTAAACATAATGGCATTTTCCCAAGGTACCATAAATCCATATGGATTCGCGGAGACCTTGGAATTTGCCACTGCTCTAACAACTGGATCTGTCTTGGATTCATTAAATATCTTTAAAACGGACGGAGGGCATACAGTAGAACCCGCGCATAAGTAAACTGGAGCCTTCGTATCTAAATCTAAATACCGAGAAACTGTAGTTGAACCTTCAGTTCTAAACTGTTCAGATCCACCCTCTGGAGCCATCGATACAGATTGCTCTAATAAGGCTACTTGTTCAGGTCCCTTAAAAAAGGAGTCCCAAATGAATTCTTTTGCAACTCGTTTCAAATCTGTGAGGCCGGCAGGTAAAGAAGAAATTACCTTACCCCACCATTGAAGTTTCTTCAGACGAATTTCAATATTTTCTTTCTTCTTTGTATCTCCTTCAACATAAGCGTAGATAGCATCTGTCAAAGTAGACGGTATAGATTCATCTATAACATAACTTTCTTTTACCCAGATATTTAACCAGGCCATTGCTTCGAGCCAGAATTTTTTAGCAAGTTCCACTGAGCTAGCAGGAGCTGTTTCTACAATTGTCTTTTGTCCAGGAACAGTAGCCTTAGCAATGGTGCCTTTTGCCGATGGTACTAAACTAAATTCTGGCATATATGAATCGCGTTTCATCGGATAACGGCCGTAACGGAAAGAAATAGGAATTCCTTCATCCTGGATTTTATTTGGTTGAAAGAGAAACAAATTATTTCTGAAAACAATATGACCCTGAAGATTTCCATTTTCAAATACGATTGAAGGATTGTTTACCACGCGTAAAAGCAAGCTGGTCAAGGTGGCCTTAGGAATATCTGCGAAGCGCTTCTCTAAGTTAGTCCAATGGTGCCAGGGTTGGTCCTTGAAGGCTACCTTTAACTTTTGGATCATCATTTGTTCTGCGAAACGGGCAGCAAACATATCGTAGGTTCCATTATCATCTGGCATTTCTTTCTTATCTCCTAAATTCAAGATAGGCTTACATTCATAGGAACAACGGATCCAATCACATGTTGGCGTGTAGTCTCGGTCATTCAAGTCAACCGTGCGTGGTTGACCTTGACTATCAAACATTTCTACATTGCTCAAGCCAGTTACTAAGATAGCATCGCGGTTCAAATTACAGTCAGCGGCACCTCTTTTTAAAGCACGAGAAACATTGCCCATGCGAACAGCCTTATTCATGGCGGTTCTGTAAGAATATAGATCAATCGTTTCCTTGTTCATATCATTAGGAAAGACATTCGCATACAAATTAATTGTGCAATTGCGCTTTTGTCTTGGTAAAGCATTGTGAGAACAATAACGAATTCCGCGACCTACAATCTGCTCCTCCTTTGACAAGTGGAACCAGCCTTCTAAGATATGAACTTCTCTTATATAACGCAAGTCTAGACCTTCTCCAGCCACTTGAGATCCAACTACTACCTTAATTTTGTGGCCATCCTTATTCATAATGTTGCGCGCAGTGTTAATAACCGCAGTATTATTTGGAGACAAAGGTAACGATTGCTTTTCCATCGTGCTAACGTCACTAGCTGTCAAAAGCGCGTAAAAGGCTGGAGAAAACTTGTGGTTCTCTCTTGACTCAGGCTGTGTTTGGCTAAAGAGAGGATGCCCCTCTTCCTTCTTCTCACACTTACAGCATTGTCTTCTACCCTGTAACGAGCCCTTAGAAAACAGAGGAGCTGAACGGCCCCAAGGTGTATAACCATTTGCCTCTAGTAAAAGACAAAAGATAACGGCTCCATTTTCTACAAAACGACTATAGACAAAGGAAATTCCCGTAGCATTTCGAATTGTTTTTAAGACTTGATTGAATTTAGGAGAGGCCTTACCCAGTGCGTCGTCTGACGCAATCATCCAATTATAATTCTCATCTGGGTCTGTTGGCACGTACTGTGGCAAGGTTGATAATCGAGTTCCTTCAAAGGTAGAAGCTACCGCTTTCCCAGTGAACCATGCCTGAAATCCTTCAGAGCCCACACGTCCATCTAAGCCTTCCCCAGGAAAGATACAATTACCCGCTTGCAGCAATGTGTCAATAGTGCGAATACCTACACCTTTTGAAGCCACTAGTCTTTCTGTCATGGATTTTATTACTTGTAAGGGCTCCCCTTCTAAAGCGCATTTAACAAGTGGTAGCCTCAAGACATCCTCTTTTTGTTCTTTGGTGATTTTCTTAGTTCCATTGGGTTCGTTTTCAGGCCATTCTGAAATTCTCACACTGGCTGCTGGGTCAAGACGAGATGGAAATGCTTTAGGATTTTCTCCACGCATGAAACTAATGTGCCCATTCGCTACCTTTATCAATCGGTCCTCAGAAGCCTTAGAAAGTTGTTCACCATTTGTACCCATTTCAAATACAATATCCGATTCTTTCAAGAGGTCCTCGGATTTGTCAACCAAGAGAAGTAAATTTAAAAGAGAAATAATTTCCTTGTAAGAATTATACATGGGGGTGGCTGACATAAGCATAAGCTTGTTACCTTCACATGTTTTCAAGACTTCGCGTAACATAGGCACTAGCTTCTTGCCTGCGGATGCATCTGATTTATCACCAACATCGTCTGCCTGATCACCATCATCGTCGGCACTATCAGATACATCTCTCAAATTGTGAGCCTCGTCTACAATGAAAAAAGAGCCAGATAGCGCACGTTGAAGCAAGATAATCTTTTGTTGTTGCTTTCTCTCTGGGCTCAGAGTAGATGAAATCTGTGATAAAATGCTTAGAACCATATTACGAAACGCTACGTATCCCATAATGGCATAACGCTTACTAATCAATCTATTTACTCTTAGTTCTACCTCTCTCTTATCTCTTTCAAATAACATCTGAGCCAGCTCTAAATAACGATTGCCTGTACAGCCCTCGTGAGAATTTGGCTTATCATCTTTTCCAAATACAATACGGGATGGATCAAATATCGTTCTATAGAAACCAGGTTGAATAGCAGGCGGAGCCAAAATATAGACCTTGTTTTTTGGACTTAATTGTAAAAACGACTCGGCTGCTAAGACGGCTGAACATGTCTTACCAACTCCTACACCATGATACAGGAGCATGCCATTGTAAGGAGTATTAGGAGACATGAATTGTGATACAAATTTCTGCGCAGATGTGTACTCGAATTCTTCTACATCACAGACATTTTGTTCTAGGCTTTCATCTGTAATCTTGGACTGCTTAGTTTCTCTGAATTCTCTCTTCTTCAAAAGTTTCTTTAAAAAGGCTTCATCAGATATTTCTGGATAAAGGGACCCTTCAATTTCTCTCTTATCCTGACCTAAATCTCTTATAGTCTGGGCTCTAACTGAGCCAGCATATGTCTTAAATTCGGCCAGCAACTTATCTCGCTCCGAAGAATCTTCTTGATCGGTCCATTGGTCCTTGAACCGTTCCAGATTTGATTCTGTAGACATACTGTCTCTGCTGCTCTTCACTGTCATTTTCATTTAGAAGCTTTCCATACAGTTCAACTTTGACAACTGGTAAATACATTCGTAAAAGAGAAGAAAGCTGAATTAGTATGGACCGCTTCTCAACATTCTCAGGTCGAAGAAGTTGAATAGCTTCGTCGATATTTTTCCAGACTAGATTACCAATTTCACGAGACATCTCTGGATTGAGTGCATCAAATGTTATATCGCGATCTCCAATATATTGTGCGATGTAATACGAGTGCCTATAGTGTATTCCATTAGACCCGTAGAATTGTTCGATAAATGGTGAAATATTGGTAGCTTTTAAAACTTCATGTTCAGTTATACTGGTTTCTTCTTCAAGCTCACGGAATGCACATTGAATGTCTAATTCATGAGGGTCCCGTCTACCCTTAGGAAATCCCCACTCAGGTGTCTTGTATATAACAGCTTCTTGCCGGAGCAGGTCATTCAATGTATATCGTTCACCTGATGCTAGCTCAACTCCTGCGCGAAGCTCTGCTAGCTTCTGCTTTGATGTAACACGGTCATGCGCATACCTCCTGGATGATTCGGCATCTGAACCCCATAACAGATGCCAAATATCCTCAAATTCCATTGTCTCTAATTTATTCCGTTCTTCCTGTGTCATACCTCTCAATTGCTTCTTGATATATTCTGGTTCATTCACCTTATATTTACCTCTCATGATATCCATGAAACCAAGTGAATCTTTACGTTGTATCATTAATACTTGTGCTACTGCTTGAGAAGAACACCATGTTTCTGTTTTACCTATAAAGCGAAAGACGAGAACGCCGTAGCTGGAAACCGGCTCAGTACAGAAGCGAAATGTGTGTCCGGTTAGACCACAGTTCGAGCATGTATGTGCTTGTTTATTTTGATAAAAGGTAGCCATAATTACATAATAGTGGCAAATGCGTCTTAGGTGGCAGGCAAAGGTCTCTTAACATATAATAGATAGGAATGCACATTCCGCCTGAAGTCTGGGGGCCATTTTTCTGGCACACAATTCACATCGGCGCCTTGGGATATCCCCAACAGCCTACATATTCTGATAAGAAGGCTATGAAGGAATTCATTGAATCTTTACAAACAATTATACCATGCCCAATCTGTAGAACTCATTATATCAGTCACTTGGCCAAGATACCTGTAACGGCTTCACTTGATGCGCGAGCTGACTTGTTCAGATGGACAGTTGACTTACACAATGAGGTAAATGTAATGTTGGGAAAGCGTAAATACACGGAGACAGAGGTCATCCAATTCTATACAAGACTTGGGGCTCGTGGAAAGACACCAGTTATTGGAGCAGATGACTTCATGGAAGCTGATAACCAGGCAATGTTGAAGGGCCTCGGTGTTGGCCTGGTAGTAGCAGGGGTAATAGGAGGTGTTCTATGGTATAATTTACCTAAGAATAGTAGTTAGAATGGCTTGCACAGAAATTAAAACAGAAAAGTACCAAACTAGAAAGTCCCCTGCATTTCATGCAAAGGACTGTATAGGACAAACTAAGAAAGGAAAAGATGGACAATATATTTCAAAGAAAGATGCTAGTGGAGTATATAAATGGGTAAAAGTAAATGCCACTAGAAAGATGAAAGGAAAACACTACGATATTCATGACAATTCTGCAAGGCCTTTCCGTGTTTTCGTAATCGACGACGGCGCCAAAGCTAAGAAAGTAGCCATTTACAAGGATGTACATGAGAAATTAGGTGATCCAGAGGATTACAGTAAGCTTATAAAGGAACTTACTGTGAAAGAAGTATACGTAGGAAAGAGCACTGGGCATGCTGTAAGCGCAGATCATCGGCCTGATCAGGCTCACAATTTCGTAGGAAATTCCATCTTATTACATGTTTCAGGAAACAAATATATTCACATTGGTTCCAGTATCTATGAATTCCAGATGGATGATAAGGTAGATAAGTATTTTTCAATGGTTGGCAGAAATGACGTCCCCTATCCAGTATTACTAGGAACAGAAAATGTCTATTTTATGCTTGAAACAGATCATTGTTATTTGCCAAGGAGTATGTTACCAGCGGATCTTACAAAGGCCCAGTGGGAAGATGCTTATACGTATTTCTATGGATGGATAGACCCAGATAATGGTCAGCAGAGAACAGATGAACAGAGAAAGAAGGATGCTCTAGAAAATCATGCAAAGAAAATGAAGGGGTATCGGATTATTCAGAGACGTGAACTCTAAAACAATGCCTTTCTAGTATTATTTTTCTTATTATTACGCTTTGTCATATTGCCACGACGATTCGCATTTGCCCGTTGTTTCAAATAATTATTCCAAGAAGATTTCTGTGCAACCGCAGCATTCTTCTTGTAATTGAAACCAGAACTATTCATTAGAACCGCAGTTTTATTTAAGTTAGGCTCATAGTTCATAGGTTTTTTGGAAGGAACCTTTAATCCGTATTCATTGATATTCTGTCTATTCTTGTTTGTCAAACGAGGCTTGGGTATTCTATATTTGCCAATAGATGGAGGTTCCATTTCTATTCTTATCAGAGGTAAAATATATTGTAAAACTAGATGAGTGCCTCTGAAGAGGATTTATTCAATGGGTTACAGATGCCGAAGGAACCTGCAAGGGAACCAAAAGCAAAGGCTAAGGAAATTATTCTAGAACAAAAGATGACAGACGATCAAATAAAGGCCAGAGAGGGAACATATTTTAGTGAAAAAGATGTAGATGAAATAATTGATGAAGATGCAGATGTGTATGCAAAAGACCCGGACGCACCTGGCGGTAAGAAACTTTTGTTCAAACTCAGAAAAAATGTAATTCCGCATGATGTAATTAAGTTAGCATGGAAGAACTTTTACAAGTCAGCTAACGCTTCTAGAAATCGTGGAGCCGCTGCGGGACCAATTGACGTGAAATCGAAATACTGGACTAGACGTAAGTTAAACAAGAAATCAATTAAGGGATGGTCTGCACAGTATATGGAAAATGGAAAGCTATCCAAGATGCGTGTAAACAATAATGTCTTCTCATCTGTTCTTGGTTACTTTGAGAAGACACCATTCATGGGCCTTCCTTGTCGTCTTACATCTTACACTCAACTCTATTTCGAGCAATACAAGGCTGGAACACCTTACATTGAGGCAATTGATGAACTCTTTAAAAAGCTAGTTCCAGATCGCTATGCTATTCAATACAAAAGGGCCAAGGGAAATCCTGCTTTCCAAATCGCAGATACTTCTTTCTCATCTGTCACCATTAACCGTAATTTTCGCACAGGGCTCCACCAGGACGCAGGGGACTTGAGAGAAGGATTTGGCAACTTGTCGGTAATTGAACGTGGTAAGTATTCTGGAGGTTACACGATTTTCCCTCGTTACAAAGTTGGCATTAATCTGAGAACAGGTGATTTCGTAGCCATGGATGTTCATGAGTGGCACTGTAATACTGAGTTAAAGGAAGATATGCAAGATAAGAAATTTAATTCATCTATTCCAGAAATCTACAGAAACGATAAGGAAACTGGAACTCAAGGGATTGACAAATTATTTAGCAGAGTTTCTTTCGTTTGTTATTTACGTGAAAAGCTAGCAGATTGTAAGGCAAAGGATTCCCTCCCATATTATAAGCGTATTGGCTATAATCCTAAGAATAACACTTTAAATAAATCTAAAACAAGAAAGAAGAAGCTAGAGTAGTATGAACGCAAGTCGGTCTGATAAGATAACAGAAGTTCTTAAAAATGTCACAAATTTAGGAAAGACTATTAAAAATGCCACTGGACTAAAAGCAGTAGTTACACCTAATGCTCCAAACGCAATTGGTCAACCAGTTCAGGGCTCAGGATTTGTTCGTATCTTAATGTATGTTATCGCAGGCTTATTATTAATTGGAATTATTCTACTTGGTGTTGACCAATGGGTAACACCTATATTTCAGAAATCGCCAGGAGCACCTGGTTTTATACCAGTACCCGGCACAGAAACGTCTGAAAATTACTGGCCAAAAGCTGCTGCTGTAAGAGATATCATAATAGGCCCCCCACCACTGTCGGCCTCGGCAAATGGTCAAACACCTCCTCTTTCTACAATTGTTCTTGAAGGCCAATCATCTTATAGTATAACCATGGACGTCATGATTAATGATGAATACCCCCAGGACTTAGGGGCAGGACAAAATCAGCGTATTTTCTTTACAATGTCTCAGACAGTAGATAATCCCAGTTTACGTGTTTCACTAGACAACGATAAGAATACAGTGGTAATAACATGTTTTGACGCAGATGGCTTACAGCAGTCAGTTAAGATAGATAATGTACCGATTCATGCCCCTTTCCGTGTTGGCTTAACAATGACGCCGTATTTGATGGAAGGATATTTGAATGGCCTCCTAGTTCAGACTAGACAGCTGAATTCCGTACCAAAGCCTCCAACAACAGGTGATAAGATCTTTGCACCTAGTAATATACGAATTAATAGTAAGGTTATGTCAAGGGGTATTGGTGTATTGAATATTAGATGCTTTGGATATCAGGTTCCTTCCTATGAAATGAAAGGGCGGATGGATGATTTATCAGACAAATCAGCATATAGATTGGTAACAATAAGTTTTTAGAAAATTAAGAACTATATTGTAGATATGGCATCTATAGTAAAACATCACTCAAAAGTTTATTTTACCTTTGGGCGATTTCAACCTCCGACTATTGGTCACAAGGTTTTAATAGATAAACTTTCTGAATTAGCAGCCAGTGAAGGTGCAGATGCATATGTATTTGTATCTAGTAAACAAAATGACATGGAAAAATACAAGAGAACGCGCGCATATAGAGAAATGAAACTTTCAGGTCACTTTATCTCCACAGATTTAAATGAAAATCCATTACCGGTTGGAACAAAGGTTGAAATCTTAAGAAAGATGTATCCATCGAGTGGTGTAACATTTATAGATACTACCGTTGAAGCATGTCCTCAGCTGTTTAATGTAGTAGATGCTCTACGTTCAGCAGGGTATGAAGATATTACAATGGGTGTTGGATCTGATAGAGTTTCAACTTTTGAAAAGGTATTCAAGGATACGTTGAAAGTAGAATCCCTAGGAGAACGAAAAGTTAACCAGAGTAACATGAGTGCAAAGGCGATGTCTGGGACCAAGATGAGAGAGGCAGCTATTTCAGGTAATAAGGAGGCATTCTTATCTGGGGTTATGATTGGTGATATGACTAGAGAAGATGGATTGAGGCTAATGAATATGATACGTCTTTCCCTTGACTATCAGGCAGTAGTAGAGGGTGGTAAGACTAGAAAAATTAAAATTAAGCATAGACGTAGGCTAAAGACATATAAGTTACGTGATGATGAAAAATTTGAAATGTAATTATCGAGTACCTGTAGCAATGAGCGGGAAACTTACCCGAAATGAATTAAATATGAGATATACAATCACACATCCAGATTGGATATGTGAATGGATATTACCAGTTGATAAAACACAGCCAATTAAGAGGTCATTTGTCTTAAATAATAATATAGATCCACTTGATCCTTCTAAATCTGATTATATAACAAAACTTATGCCCGGATTATTTACTGATGTCCAGCGTGTAATAAAGGGGTGGATTATGGCAGGTGATACGAATGCAACGCTTCTATTATTGAATGAAAATAAGCCAGCTTTCATTCGATATGCTGAAAATAGTATGGGCTTAAAAATAATTACATGAATCCTTTTACATTTACCTTTCATTTTGATTTTGATGAGTATGAATAGATGAATATCCTTGTAGGGATAGCTATAATTTTTGTTGTATCATTTTTAATTTATTTGCTTCTTTCCTATCTAATGCTTCCGAAACCCTTTGAGCGTATTGGTAAGGATGTTGATATATCTTTGACAAAACCTGTCCAAGTAATTACTAGTGAAGAGCTAAAAGGCCCTTGGACATCGAGTTCCGGTTCTTCACTTATCTTCTATATCAACCCTAGTCTTGTAGACCGAACTGCGCAATCAGGTAATGAATATGCAAAAGTGATACAAATTGGCTCAAGGCAATCCTTTCAAATTCTAGTGGCTCCTGACGCAGGGCGTGGATTGAATTTGGCACCAGCTCGTCTTGAGGTATTCGTCAAAGGTTATGCTAATCCTGAATATGCAGAGATACCTAACTTTCCATTACAACGATGGACTGCAGTTGTTATAGTTAAGAATGGTCGTAGATTCCATATATACCTGAATGGAACTCTTGCAGTAAGCCATACGTGTACGGCGATGCCTGATTTTGACGACACCCAACCTTTAAGAGTAGGTGATAAAAGATTAGGTGGCACAATTTCCTTGTTAGGCCTTGCTCCTTATGCTATGAAAACTAATGAAGTACGTGAATTAACAAGGAATTCCGTTGATACATCCGGTAAGCCTTATGTTCCATTTACAGTAATGTCTTTATTCCAACCTTTCATGCCATCTTTACCTAATACTGGATCGTGGTGTCCGGGCGGAAATTGCACAAAACCTAAGAAAGCAGGCCCCCTAGAACAGTGGTCAGCGCCCTACGCATAAACTGTTTCTTAAAATAGAATGGAACCTTCACGAATGGCAGTAATGGTTGTTCTTGCTATTTTAATAATAGGAGCAATTTTCTACTTATGGAAGTGGTTGTATGGGAATAGTGATATGCAAGATATGGTTGTATATAGTTCACCAAGCGATGGTCTTCCCGCGAAGGATAAGAAGTCCACTGTCTTCAGCGGTGCGCAGGTTCCTCAAATCTACGGCGGCGGTGAGTATTCCATCAGCACATGGATCTATGTGACTAACTGGGGTATTAACAAAGGTAAGAATAAGCCCTTCTTAGTTCTATCTGGAGGTTCTCCTGAGGAGGCTGGTATAATGACTATGGTCATGTATCTAGGACAATATACCAACAAGTTGGGTGTTCGTGTAAGTGTTGAATCAGAAGATAGTAGGTCAGGAGGTCTAACCTTTGCTCGTGATTATTCTGCTATTGTTGCGGGAACTTCTCCATATACTGACTCTTCACCTGATTTCAAGAAGTGTGATATTGAACAGGTAGACTTACAGAAGTGGGTTAATATTACAGCAGTTCTATCTGGTCGCACACTTGATATCTTCATTGATGGTAAGCTTTCTCGTTCTTGTTTACTAGAAGGCCTCTTCAAAGTTGATGGAGAGACGCCAACTCTAAAACTTGGAGGCCCCAACGGCTTTGGTGGTATAATTGGAATGACACGTGCCGCCAATTTTGCTTATTCTCCGGATAGAGTCTACTCCTATTACCAGGAGGGTCCTTTCTCAGGTTTCTCCTTTAGTAGCTTAGACCCAAGTAGCTATTCTCTTGATATTAAGAGAAAGGGATCCGTTATTTTCAGCTCATCAACTGGTTAATATATTATTATTTATTTA